ATAAAAAAAATCAAACAGGTAATATGGGTGGTGGAACTGGTTTGATGGGATATGGAAATCCATTAGCAGCAGCAGGACAAGCACAAATTCAGGTAGTATATCCAACAGATGGATCAGAACCTTATTTAAAATATACGGATCATGCGTATCATAACTTAAATTCTACAGATCCTGGTGAAGTTCCTGATAAAGTTAAAGCAACACTTTCTGCTATAGTTCATACGGCTTCTGGTAAAAGTGATGCATCTGCACCTAACACTGGTGAAATGTCTAATTATCCTCCTAATATTAAGGGTGATGTGAAAACTGAATTTAAAATTCCATTATCTCAAGTACCACAAGAGATACAAGATAAAGCGAAGTTTGAAATAGATTATCAGAATTTGGTAAAACAAGGAAAGGTTCGACCCATAAAAAATCAATATAATTATAAAGGAAAATTATTATCAGAGTCAAGAAAAATAGAAATACTTAAGAACATAAAGAAACCAGTTGTGGTTCGAGAGACAAAACAGAAAAAATATAAAGTAAGTCCTGGTAAAAGATTTCTTGAAAAAAGAGCTAAAACTAATTTTCAAGGTATGAACAAATTAGTTGGTGATGTTAAACCTCAGAAACCATTTAAAAAACCAGATAATATATGGTCTACTGGTTGGCAAAAATATAACTCTAAATTATCTCAGGATAAAAAAAATATTGTACTTGAAAAGATTGGTGAAGGAAAACATGCATGGAATTATATGCTTAATAATGGTGCAGCAATGGATGCTAAAAATTTAGAAGAATTCTGGGGAAAAAATCCAGATTTTTATTCTTACTTTTTTAATGGTAAAAAATATAGACCTATCAGAAAAGAACAAGTTAAAGGTGATTACATTGTTTTTTTAGTAGATGAATTTGGTGCTAATAGTAATATGTTACAATCTGAATTAAATGCGAAATTAGCAGAGGAGGATGATAAGAAACTTCTTGTGGAGTATGAAAAACTATATGGTAAATTCTATAACAAATTAGATCCAATCAGTGCAAATTCAATGCCACCAACTGGAGATCCAGAGATTGATGCGAAAGTAAACAAACAAAAAACAAAATCAAAAACCAAATTATACGATAGGTTAAAAGTCAAAATTAAAAAAGACTTGACAAATAAATAGTAAGGTATTATAATAACAATGTTGGACGCAACATAGGGAGTGACTGAATAAACTTACTGGCAACTGCTGGTTAAGGTGATGAGACACAGGTGGTGCTGCTGCAGCGATGCAGAACCGACCTACCAGTCGGGTCTCAGGCAAGGACGTTTTTACTACTGTAGTAATGCCCGTTCTTTGTTGGTATACAGGAATCCAACCTCCCTCTTTAATACAACAAAACAAACATCCAAAGTAATCCACATGTCATTCGCAAATTTAAAAAAGAAATCAAGATCTGGCTCTCTAACAGATAGACTAATAAAACAAGTAGAGAAACTTAATGATAAAGGAAACAGTAATATTGATGAACGTATCTGGAAACCAGCAGTAGATAAGTCTGGTAATGGATATGCAATTATTCGCTTTCTTCCAGAACCCGAAGGATGCGATCTTCCTTGGACAAGATTATACTCACACGCATTCCAAGGACCTGGTGGTTGGTTTATTGAGAATTCTTTAACCACTTTAGGACAAAAAGATCCTGTATCAGAACATAATACTCAATTATGGAACTCTGGATCTGATGCAAACAAACAGATTGCACGTAAACAAAAGCGTAAGTTATCTTACTACAGTAACATTTTTGTTGTAAGTGATCCTTCGAATCCAGAAAACGAAGGTAAAGTATTTTTATTCAGATATGGAAAGAAAATATTTGATAAAATATCAGAAGCAATGCAACCAGAGTTTGCCGATGAAGATGCAATCAACCCATTTGATTTCTGGGCAGGTGCAAACTTTAAGTTGAAGATTCGTAAGGTTGAAGGTTATCAGAACTATGACAAGTCAGAGTTCGCAAGTCCATCACCTTTATTTGATGATGATGCAAAGTTAGAAAAGATCTATAACTCATTGTACGATCTAAATGAGTTTAATGCACCAGATAAATTCAAAACATATGAACAACTTGAAACTCGTTTGAAGTATGTTCTTGGATTAAATCAACCAAAGAAAACTGCAGTGCCTGATGAGGACTTAGAAGATCTAAGTGAAGGTTTGAGTTCTTATGATCATGCAAGTGATACCTTCAATGAAAAATCACCAGCACCAGAACCAGTAGCAGAAACTACTTCTGAAGAAGAAGATGATTCACTGAGTTACTTTTCACGACTTGTTAATGAATAACTGACTATAAGTTAGTATTCAAGACATAAAACTCAGTTAGTATTCAGAAGATAATACTCTTGTAAGTATTCACTCTCTAATACTCAGTTAGTTTTCATAATGCAATACTCAGTCAGTTAGTATTCAAGTCATAAAACTCAGTTAGTATTCAGAGGTTAATACTTTTATTAGTATTCATTCACTAATACTCAGTTAGTATTCACAAGTAAAAACTCTTGTTAGTTTTCACACACAAATACTCAGATATTAAAGATCTCTACAAGGGGTCTTTTTTTTTATACTCCAGATTTTTTTGGGTTATATGTTGTTATGACTTTTCTTGAAACATATTGTGAACTTGATTTATCATATCTCATAATATTTCGAAGATCGGTTATAATCACAGGAACAAATTCTCTTTTTAATATTTTTATTTTTCTTTTTTCATCATTCTTTCTATTTTCATATTCATAGTTAGTTACTGCACCTCTTGCAGATTCTCCTTGTTTCGTTGTTGGAGCATTGTAAATATTTCCAGTTGAAGCAACACCCACTGGAGTATTATATTCAACTTTAAATTCTTCACCAACAACTAAACCACCTTTCATAATTAGTCGATTTGATGAATCTCTAATTTCTTTTGTTTCGTAATGATGAACTTTTGATATGTTTTCTTCAGAACCATACTTATCTAACATATAAGAATTCAAATCATTATTACTTAGTGGCCATTGATCTCGAATATTTGTGATATTGTTTGTAATTAAAATTACCCAATCCAATTCTTCATTATCATATATTTTTTTCGCAAGAGTATCTGGTCTTTCACCCTCTTCAATCAAATAATAATTAAATGCAGTAATTGCCGATTCGATATCAGTTCTTAACTTTGCTCTTTTAAATAAATTTTTAACCAATATCCTATCTTCATTTCTGTTTGAATTTGCCAAACGAGAAACGTAAGATATTTCTGGTAGTTCTTCGAAGTATGCCATCAGTATCCTATTGAAGTATCAGGAACAGGTTCTAATGAATCTTTAGCTCCTAGTGGAGTTTCACTGTAATCAGTATCATATATTGGTTCAAGTTCCTCAAAAGCCAAAGTTAAGTTGATTGATGTTGGTTGACCATCATCATATGCAGACCATTGTGCACCATCAGTATATGAAATAGAAGTATTGGTACATGCTGAAGTCTTAACTCTAAATAAACCATCAATTAATTGATCTCCACCAGTTTTAAATTGAAGATCAAAAACATTTGGTGTTCCTAAAAAGAAAGAGGCACCACCAGATGTAGGATTTAATTTTTTAGCTGACATCCCCTGTTTAAATGATCTGACTATTTTATTTACCATCATTGCTTCTTCTCTACTTCTTGGACTCATTCTCCAAGTAAAACTAAATTTTCGAAGAGCAGGAGAATTAAATAATAATTCTAAGTTACTATTTGGAACGATTCCTTGTCCTCTTGCTAATATACTTTCTGCACTTATATTTTGACCGATCATAGATAATGCTTTAGATCCGAGATTTGCAGTTGCTACATTCTGCATATTTGGATTATTTAAAATCTCTCTAAGGTTATTCATTATTTGGGATCGACCCTCTTCAGAAAATGCATTTTTTACAGTGCTTCCTGCTGTATCTGCACCTCTTTGTAGAGTTCCTCCAAAATCGTTGACAAGACTCTCAATATTTTTTGGATTTACAACTTTAGAAACAGCACCTGCTAGAGCAGCACCCATCGCATTCATTGAATCTTGACCCCAAGCAACATTATTTGAATCAGTTAAAGTATTTGGTATTGGAAGTTTGACTTGATTAATCAATTCTTTTTTTGGGTTATCTCTTTCTACACCATTTGCAAAAATGTTAAGTATATCTCCTTCTCCACTAAACAAATCTCCTCTCACTGGTTTGTAAGAATACTGTTTTATTAACATGTAATCTTGAGTATTTCCATAATCCGCATCAATCGGATATTTCATCATCATAAAACTTTTTAGGAGTGTATTAGAAGATCCATTTTGTATATCAGAATTATTAACTACTTCACCCTTTTCAGTAATATCATCAGTTTTAGATAATTCCCATTTTTTAGCAGATTCAAAAGCATCTGCTTCTGTTTGCTTATAATCTGCTGGAAGATTTGCAATTGCTTTAACACCTATTTTCTTTTTGATGTCATATATTGTATTTAATATGTCGTCTGTTTGTGCTTGCGTAAGTTTTCCAGTTTGTCCTGGTTGAAAAACTCCGTTCTGATATATTACCTGTTCGCCTCTTCCTTCAATATATCTTTTTAAACTTGATTTTTGACTTCTAACTTCATAATCACCAGTACTACTGTCATAATACAGTCTTACTCCAGTATCAATAGTTTTTACTTTTTTGAATGCCATTTAAATACTATCCCAAGCTTTCTGTGGTGATACCTTTTGTCCATATTTATTAACAAAGTTTTCAGTTACCAATTGTGCAACACTCGCATAGTCCTCAAGAGTCGAAGGAATTATAAAAGTATCTCCAATATTACTGAAAAAATATCGATGTAATGTTTTCTTCGGTAGTATCGCACTAGTTTTATTTAGCAACCCTTTTGCAATTCCATCACGATAGTCTGGATTTAGATAGTGGAGGTTTGCTCCGAGTATCTTATCACTCTGATATTCCATCACATATACAAGTGGTCTTCGATCATAAAATGGATACTTTTCTGAATATGCAGCAGAATAAGAGAAGAAACAAAGTTCTCCAATCTCTGGAAAACGAGTCTCACCAACTTCTGATAGTTCAGCATACAATTCATTTGCATACCAATCTGGATCAGTGCCAGCAACACCACTTGCTTTTTCTTTGATTCTTTCTCCGATACTCATTTGATTCCTAAATCATCTTCAGTCATAATTTTAAATTCATACTTACGATCTGCACAGAAACTTCTTGCTGCTTTCCATTTAGCATCATTCACTGCCCATTTCTTAACTGAATATGCCCAAGATTTTGTTCTTCTCTTTGGATTCTGTGGAGGCATTTTAGTTTCTCTTTTTGGTTTGACCTCAATGACCAAACATCTTATCTTTCCTTTTTTATCTTTGTATTTTACAAAAAAATCTGGAAAGTATCTATGCATTCGATTATCAATAGGAGAACGATAAGGTATCCAAAACTCCTCTGATGCCCATTCATCTATGCTTTCTGTGATATCACAGTAGTTCATAAATTTTCTTTCCCAAAGTGACCTATATACTATATTAGTAGGATTACCTTTATATTTGTTCGGGTGCCTTGGGTAATATTTTCCACTATATGACATACATATATTATGAGGTTAACTTAAAAACTATTTAGATGTCAATTCCAGTATCTACTGAATCTTTATATATCAATATGAATGATGTCAGTAATATCATCACAAAACTCGCTATTTCCAGTCAGTTCAAAGTCTCTTTAAATTTGAACCGAGGGAGTAGTGATGGAGATTTGCATGGACATTTAACTCGCTGCGGTATATTTGATAATCTAGGAGCAAGTTATGAGAGTTATGATCTCTTATGTTCTCAAGCTTCTCTCCCAAGTTCAACAAATTTTATTCTTGAAGAAAGAGGAAGTCGCCAAGGTGTAATTGAAAAGTTCGCAACATATCGTGTGTATGATAATTTTAGTTTGACTTTTTATATTGATGACCAATATAATATTATTCGTTTGTTTGAAGAGTGGATGAACTTTATCAATCCAATTCATGATTCAACTGGAAAATATGAAGGAGATAGAGAGAGTCAGTATGGAAAATATAGAGACAGATCTTCATATTATAGACTTAGATATCCAGATAGTTATAAAAGAGATATATCAGTTACAAAATTTGAAAGAAACCTAGTTGTAAATCCAAATGATAAGAACAAGAAGTTTAATAATTTACCACTATTGAATTATAGATTCCATGATTGTTTCCCAGTAGATATTCAAACAGTCCCACTCACATATGATAATAGCATTTATACACAGTTAACTATAGGATGGAGTTACTCAAGACATACCATTGAAAAATTTACTTCAAAACATTATCCAACTATTTTTTAGCTACTAAATAAAGTTACTGAAGTGTACTAAGTATTATGCCTTTACCAAAAATATCAACTCCACTTTATGAGTTGCAGTTACCTTCAAATGGTAAGAAAATTAAATATCGTCCATTTTTAGTAAGAGAAGAGAAAGTTCTTATTCTTGCTTTAGAAGGTGGAGATAATAAAAGTATTACTAATGCAGTGAAAAAAATTCTAAAAGATTGTATTAGTACCAGAGGAGTTAAAATTGAAGAACTTCCAACTTTCGATATTGAATATCTATTTTTAAATATTCGAGGTAAGTCTGTTGGAGAGGCACTTGATTTAATTGTCACCTGTCCTGATGATAATGAAACAACTGTTCCTGTGAAAGTTTACATTGATGAAATTGGAATTCAAATAAATGATCAACATAAAAAAGATATTGTTCTAAATCCAAACTTAACATTAAGGATGAAGTATCCTTCTATGAATGAGTTTATTGCAAACAATTTTGAAATTTCTGGAGAAGTAGATCAATTGGATCAATCTTTTGATATCATTGCTTCATGTATTGATATGGTTTATAATGATGAAGAATCATGGGCAGCATCTGATTGTACGAAGAAGGAACTTAAAGAGTGGCTTCAAGATTTAAATTCAAAACAATTTAAAGAACTTGAAACTTTCTTTGAAACAATGCCGAAACTTTCTCATACTTTAAAAGTTACGAATCCTAATACTAAAGTTGAGAGTGAAATTACATTGGAGGGATTAGCGTCTTTTTTCGGTTAAGTATGTCTCATATTGATCTTGAGTCATACTTCAAAATTAATTTTTCTTTAATGCAACATCATAAATACTCACTAACTGAAATTGAAAATATGATGCCTTGGGAAAGAGATATCTATCTTGCGTTACTCAATCAATATATTGAAGAAGAAAATGCAAGGATACAAGAAAATTCATAAGTCAAATGCAATCCTTTTTAAAGCAACCAAGTAATTTTTTTAATAAAACCAAAATAGGTGCAAAGAGTTTGTTATCTAGTGGTAAGAAACTTGGATCTACTTTGATGGGAACTCCAATTAAGGTTGCTCAAAAATTACTACCACCAACAAAACAACTTGCAAAAGAAAGAAGACAGAATGATAGTTCCCAGTTTGTAAAAAACTATCTAGATTTTTTTGGTGCTAAGAAAACAGCAAAGATATTGCGAAATAATTTAAAAATAACAAGAGATGCATTGGTAGATATGTTTGAGACTACCAAGTTATTAAAGATTCAGATTGGAAATATAACTGATAGTTTAAAAAGAAAAGGTGGTAAAGATGATAAGAAGAAAGGTGGTGGTTTGGGTGGTCTTTTAGGTGGTGGTCTTGCTGGTTTAAGTGGACTTTTAAGTGTTGCATCACTTCTTACGAACCCTGTAGTATTAGGAATTTTAGGAGCAATTGCTGCAGGAGGACTTGCTGCTTTGCTTCTCAATGAAGGAACAAGAGAAGCAATATTTAAATTTTTAAAGAATTATGCTGCTCCAGTTGTAGGTTTTTTAAAGGACAGTTTTTTAAATGTATTGAAAGAAAATTTCCCTAACATATTTTTATTATTAACTGATCTTCCTGGTTTAGTTAAAAATGCTGTGACAGCTGCACTTGGATTGCAAAGCACTCCTGCTAAAATTGACATTGAATTCAACGAATTAAATAAGAAACTTGAAGCTGCTGGAATGGATAAATCTGGCAATAACATGAAACTTTCAATAAGAGATAGAAGAAACAAAAGTAATCTTTTAAATGAGGGTAGAACAGCAGAGCAACAGCAAATTTATGAAGAAGTGATGGAACGAAAAGGAGTATTAGAGGATTTGAAGAAAAAAATGAAAGACGTTGAGGATGAAGTTCCGATGAGTGGATTAATTAAGGGGGGTAGAGGTGGATCAAGGGCATACCATACTAAAGAAGATCTGGAAATAATAAAACAAAAGAAAAAAGAAATTTTAAATCAGGGTCTTCTTGAATATGAAGGAAAATCAGGTGAAGTTAAAGAAGTTTCTGGAGGTAAAGTAGAGGGTGTTAAAGAATCAGGAGAAGTTAAAGAAGTTTCTGAGAGCAAAGTAGAAGGTGTCAAAGAGAGTGATACTGAAAATGTAAAAGCTGATACTAGTAAAAATATGGAAATAGTTAAAAACATTGAAAATCCAATTGAGGAAGAAAATGATGATCCTATAGTTAAATATGTTCCAACAGCAATGTCTGGTTCTAATAATCAACCACAAGTCATGGGAGGATCTTCAAACCCTCCTCCAACTGGAGGAGGAGAACCCACTATTGTATTCTTTCCCTCTAAAAACTTTGATACTATCTCTGATAAAACTGCAAAAAGTCTTATGAATATTGTTGATGGATAATTATGATTAAAGGAAAAAAGTCACCATTATATGCTCTATCACGAAAGGTTAAAACTGTTCCACCTACTGGTGTAGTTTCTCGTCTCAAATTTAGAAAAAAATCAGAACTTAGATTGTTCTTAAGATGGATAGAATCAAGTAGTGCAGCATTAAAAGGAATAAAGTCTCCAAGTAAGAAAGAGATAAAAGATTTAGAAAAAGGATATAAAGGTGGTGGATTTGGATTTGGATTATTATCATTACTTGGAATAGGTGGTGCACTTGGTATTGGTGCACTTGCAGGTTTGTCGGGTGGTGGTTCAGAAGGTGGTACAGGAGGGGAAGGTACTGCAGGGGGAAAAGGTGGTGCTGAAAAAAATCCATTAGCAAAAGGAATTTCAACTGCAACTGATTTTAGTGGAAGGATACCAAGAAATATTAACATACCAAAAAGAGTAGTAAATCAAAAAGTTAAAGCATCAGATACAAAGATCAAAGTTCCAAAAGAAAAAATCAAAGCACCAAAGATAAGAGGTAAAGGAGTTAAAACAAATATAAAACCAAAAATAAAACCAAATATAAAACCAAATGTAGTCAAAAAACCAATACCAAAAGTAAAACCAACAACTTTCAAACCTCAAAAGATTGTCTTGAACAAAGGATTAAAAGGTGTTGGACGAAATGTAGTTAAAGGGATTGGAAAGAAACTTGTTGTTGCAGATGCTGCTATGACTACAGTGGACAGATTACAAGAAGGTCAGACAGCTAAACAAGCATTTGTTGGTGGAGCATCAGAGGCAACTGGTAGTTTTCTTGGATTTGGTAAAGGATTTAAGGTTGGTGCAGCAATTTTTGCAAAAGCAGCTTCACCTTTACTTGTTGCTCCAATTCCTGGTGCTCGTATTCTTTATGCTGCTGCTATTCTTACAGGTGGTATTGCTACTGGATTCATAGGATCGAAAATTGGTAGAAGTGTATCTGGTGGTCTTGCAGATCGACTTACAGGAGTTCAGAAAAAATTAGAAACTGTAAAAACAAAAAAGAAAGAAATGGGAAGATCATATAATAAGAAAAGAAGGAAAAAAACTATTGTTGTTCCAGTTAATAATTCCCAAAATGACAGTAACCCAACTGGTGGTGGAAGTAAAGTAGTAAATAATAACGGTCAAACTGCAGGTAGTAGTACAACTAGCGGTGGAACTGTAATTATTAATTCTAATAATCAAGAAGAAATGCTTTTAACTAAACTTGATGCAAACTGATGGCAAACTCACTAACTGGTATTAAAATTGAAGAGTTTTTTATTGAGTCTTTAGACGGATCTAAAAAATTTGATCTATCTAAAGGTACACTTTCTGTTGATTACTATGAAGATATTTTAGAACCTTGCGTTTCAATGAAAGTGAGTGCTATGTTTAGTTTTAATATCGTAAGTGAATTACCAATTCGTGGAGGAGAA